ATGAAATATAAGTTTACAAAGCCAAAATTAACAGGTAAACCCGATGCGTATGTTTTGCATATTTCGGTGGATGGAACTCAACACAAAAAGAGAATTTCAAAAAAGTTCACCCATAAGCAACAAAAAGAATATGCTGAAAAATTACGTGCAAAATGGGTGGAATTATTGAGTAAAGACATTAATCCATTCGATGTTGAAGATAAAAAGAAACACTTTAAAATCACTGAAAAGATAACTTTCAACGAAGCATATAAAATGTTTCAGGCTGATTTTATCGGTAGCCCTAACACCCTTAACGCTTATAAATATAAGTTGCAGGATATTGACAATTTATTTGGTGGTGTACATTTGGAAAATATCAAATCAGATGATATAGAAAAACTTTTAGGGGATAAAGTCAAAGATGGCAGCTACGCACAAAGTACCCTTAATCAAGCAAGAAAATCTTATACTGTTTTTTTTAATTACTGCCTTAGAAAAGCTTTAATTAAAAAGTCTCCTATTGCTGACGTAGCAAAATTGAATAGTGATAAAGACGTAAATGAACGTTTAAATCCAATCAATGATAGCCATTTTACAACCATAATGAAGAAGGTAAAGGAATTGGAAAACCCTAATTTATATTACTTTGTTAACTTCATATATCATGGCTGTATCCGTCCCAACGAGCTAAGAAATCTAAAAATTAAAGACATCGACTTTACACATAAAAAAATCAGGATAAGGGCATCTGTTGCAAAGTCTAATAAGTTGGACTATGTGCCTATTTATCCTGCTTTAATGAACATTCTTAACCAAATGAATTTAAGTGAAGCAGAAGATGAAGATTATGTTTTTTCGATAGATTCCAAATCGTTAAAGAAAACAGTTTTTGGCAAACGTCAGCATCGTAAAGACTTCTTTGCCGACTGGTTTAGAGCCGTACTAAAGGAACTAAAATTACACGATAATACAGGCTATTCAATCTATTGTGTAAAGCATACAAGCAATATCCATAAAGTAAATGATTCTTGGAAGCCAGCGGAATTGCAGAAGCTTAATCGACATTCATCTATTGACCAGACTTTAGCTTACTTAGCTAAGATTACAAAGGTAACAGAAATTGATAATAAAACCAGTAGAACAATATAAGGAGTACTGGCAAATTTAAATTACGTGATTCAAATGGCTTCATGGTTTATGCATATACCGTTAAAGATGAGTAAAGAAAAAGGGGCTTTGATAGCCCCTTACTTATTTTCTTGGATTTTTTCCGTATAGCTTTTTATCTATAAAAATGATAATGATTAGGCCAATAATTGCCCCTGCTAATGAGCCACCAATCATGCTAGCAAAGATATTTATTTTGCTCGCTGTTGCAGGAAGATTTTTTAAACCGTCTCTTTTTATCACTTCATAAATACAACCACCCACTAGTCCCATAAGAACGGAAATCCAACCAGCGTCTTCAAATTTTCTCAGACTCTTATGTGATACTAAATAGGTAAAGACTGTTATAATTAAACTTACTACTGTCAAATTCATAATGCTTACTTTTTCTTTTTATCATCGTGGAAAGGCGAGAATATCTTTTTGATTTCCTTTTCAGAAATGTACGTGTAATCGTAATCAGGATTTTGTGCTATCATTAATGAAGGAAATCCCATCATCGTTGTACGGCTAAAATAATATTCTTTTTCACCAAGTGTCACAGTTACATGTTCTTTACTTTCTTTGTTATCCAGTACTTCAAGCATGACTTTTTCGAGGTCTAACATGTCTTGTGTTGAAGCCTTAAGGTGGAATTCACCCCTTTTGGATAGTTGTTTAAAAGCATTATTTGGGTAGATAAGCATGTAAGTGGTATCACCGTTTGTAATTCCTCTTTTTAGTTCCATTCTTAACACTCCAAGCGGTGCAACCTTACTAATAGTTTCCATTTTTGGTGTCTTAGACACGGATAATTGTGCACTTGCAAATGAAGTTATGCCCAATAATAGAGCAATTGATAATATAGTTCTTTTCATGAATTCCCCTTTTTTGGTTAATATTTAATCAAATATATAAAAAATAGGAATTTAATGCGAATCGGGGCGGAACCTCTCCGACATAAATTTGGCTCTATTTAAGACGACTTGAGAGAGTTTAAGTTGAAATTGAATAGGAAGTTAACTTTAATATTATAACTGATTACAGGCTCCGCCTGATACCTGAATTGAAGGATTTCTTAAAGATATATTGAGAATTTTTAAAAATTAAAATATATTGAAATTCAAAAAAATATTCCTTTCAGGATTGAATAAAGTTAGATTAAATTATATATTCAATATTAGCTATATAGTAAGGGATTTAAGACACTTTCGTGTCATTTGGATACCTATATCAACTTTTATAAAATAATTGAAAATATAGAGTATTATGTAGTAATAAAGATATTCGTCTTATCTATTGCATAGAGGAATTTAAAATTTATAAAAATTATATTATTTCTTATTCCTTCAACTCTCTATGGAATTAAAACCACAATCAAAACCATAATCAAATTCATTTTAAAATCATTTCCATAATAATAACCATTACCATTAGATGATGGGCTATAGTGTAGGCTATAGTGTAGGTTATAATGTAGGCTATAGTGTAGGTTATAGTGTAGTTTATGGTGTAGGCCATTGTGTGTGCTAGGATGTAGGTTATAATGTTTGGTGTAATTTATTTAAATAAAATAATAAAAATACAAATATTTAGACTTGACTTTCTATAAAAAATAATATATATTAATATAAAGTATATTATTATACATTTTTTATTAAAAAAATAGATGCTTTCTCAAAAGCGATACTATTTATAATAAAAGATACTTCCAAATTTTAGTTTTAAGATGGGTACAGAGTAGCTACTGTACCCTTTAGCTTTTTATCATAGCTAAAAAAATTAAAATTGGACACAGCTAAAAAAATTAAATTTTAAAAACTAAAAAAATGGAAATAGACGTGAATGGCATAATTGCCACTGACGATAAAAACATCGTCACTATCTCATTACCAATGACGGTAATTGGAGAAATAAACAAAAAAGCAGTCAGCTGCACACCACTTTTCAAGACAAAACTATACTTTTTAATATGGTTAATCAACAGAGGGGATAGAGTTATAGGTCAAAACTCTTACTATTCAAATAGTTATCAACTACATGTCAGAGCGCATAAACAAGTATTCACAACCAAAAATGAATTAGAGAAATTAACTAAATTCCTTATAGAGAATCAATTAATTGAGGTTATTGGAGAATATGGGACAGACAGCAAAAAAGCACGTACATATAGGGTAATTAAAGGGTGGGAGCTGAAAAATAAATCAAATGAATTGATTCATTTTGATATTAATATATACACTTTTGCTAAGCACTTTCAAGCTCTTAAGTATTTGATTTTGCCGTTATCTACCAAACGACCTAAACCCCTTGCTGTTAAGGATGTTAAGCCTTTGGGGGTGGTTAAATATGAGGAGCTTATAAATAAGTTAATAGAAGAGAATAAAGAATTAAAAGAGCAAATCAAATCACTTATTCAATCTCAACCTATTGTAATAGAGGAAAGTAAAAAAGAAGAACTTTCAACTGCTACCATTGAGGAATATCTACAAGATGATAGAGACCTAATTGAAGAAGAGATTGAAATAATAACGGAATCTGAGCCAATTGTTGTAGAAGATAAATCAAAATTAAGAGATAGACCATACGACAGGAATACAGACTATTACCGAGTGATAAGCGCATATTATAGCAAGACCAATGATTATGATAAAGAAGGGTTATTATGTTATGCGCAAAGGTTTAGGTCGCTTGACAAAGCGATTTTAGTTGAAGAACTAAACAAAGTAGTTGTGTATGAAGAGTATTTAAAAGAATATTTTAAAAATTATCAAAAAAAATGAAATAAAAATGGTCGTTTTTCAAAAAACAAACTATTTATAGAAAAGGAGCAATCAAAGACCGATTGCGATAAGTAGCTACCAACATGGAGCGCAAAAGAGTAATTAATTAAGTATGAATTTTTTAAAAAATAAGAATGAACAAACATTAAGTAGCAGAGAGATTGCCAAAGACACAGGAAAAGCACACCACCATGTAATGCGTGATATTCGGAACATGGAAGATGCTTGGATTAACGTTAACGGAACCAAATTTGGATTGGTTGATTATATTGATAATAAAGGTCAAAAAAGACCTGAATATCACCTGACCAAAAAAGAAACATTATATATAGCAACCAAATATAATGATGTTGTAAGAGCGAAATTGATTAACCGATGGGAGGAATTAGAACAACAAGTTCAAAATAACCAATTCCAAATCCCTACTACATTAAGCGGTGCGTTATTATTAGCATCACAACAGGCTGAACAGATAGAACAACAACAACTGTTGTTGACCGAACAAACCAAACAAATTGAAGAGAAAGAAAAACAAGTATATCAATCCCAATTGATATATAAAAAGCTCCAAAATACAATCACGGACCAGGCACCAAAAGTAGTATTTGCAGAAGCAATTGTGAGTGCTGAAACTGATGTGCAAATCGGGCAATTAGCAAAGGTAATCAGCCAAGCTACAAGTAAAAGTATTGGACAAAATAAGCTCTTTTCAATACTCCGAGATAACGGCTATTTGCTAAGTCGTCGGGAGCAATATAACCTTCCTGCACAGACATATATTGATAGAGGAATTTTCAAGATTAAATATTCCACTTACAACGACACCTATAAGAAAGCAACACGAATCAATGCTACGTGCATGGTAACGCCATTGGGACAAGAATATTTCGTGAACAAGTTTGTTAAAAAATATAAAAATTAAAATATGCTAGATATACTAATATATATAATACTAATCGGGATGGGAGTTAATACAGTCACTTCCATTCCTTTATGGTCTTATCTCGATAGACTAGGCAAGCCGTTTTCATGTGTTTTTTGTCTAAGTTTTTGGATTTGTGTCCTAGTCGGGGCATTTAATTTACAACCACTACCATTGTATCAATGGATGCTTGTAACAGTCTCAGCACCTTATGTTGCTGACATTATGGAACGCATTAAGAATGTGCTTCCAATTCGGATAAAATAACAGAAGTTGAATTTAAATAAAGAAGAATTTGATAAAAATTTACAAAAGAGAAAAGAAGAAGCAATAAATGAATTGTACCTAACAGGCCGTTACAAGGGCTTGTATATGGGTAAAGAATCGAGGTGTAAAGACAATCCAATCAAAGCTTATATCAGTGGATGGCTAAAGATGAAGGGGTTTAAAGACAAGGCTATTGAGCAAGAAATGGATGACTACTATAACGAATTATTTAAGGAAGTACATCTAATCAAACTTGAAAAATGGGAGGAATTATTAGACAATCCCAAAAAGTTAACAGCGACTATTTGCTTAATTGCACAAAGGCATCTATTTAGAGATGTTAATGAAAAGTATCCAAAGGCAAAGTCATACTACGAGAAAAATAAGCTCTTTTCTACCACTTTGGATAGAGAGACACAGAGGGTTAACCACAATGAGTTTTTGGATATAGAAGGGGAGTTTATTGTTGGAGATATTGCGATTGACCCATTTGGAACTAAATATGGTATAACATGCGATAAGTTCATCAACATGATGACAGAAAAAGAAAAAGACCTTTTTTATAGTTACTTAAACAAGAAAGGTACAGGCCAAAAAGGAAGATATACGAATGCAGATAAAGAGCATTATAAACAGATTTTTGATGAAATCAACGGAATATGTAACCGCATAAAAAACGATTTAAATAGATAAAATATGACAGTACAAGAAAGAGAAGTATTAGAAGAAATGAATAAAATAAAAGGGGTTTTAATGACTTTTAAAAATGGTGGTGATTTAATGGTTAACATCGCCACTCAACAACAGTTGAATGTGATATTGGGAAAGTTAAAAATTGCTTATCCAAGTGTGAAGTATCCATTGAAAATTGATTCGTGTGCAGGATGTATTCGGAATTTTTTAAGTGATTTGTTGCCTGTATTCGACCGATTGAGCAAGCAGGAGAAGCAAATCGAGATGGTCGGTGAAATGTTCGAAATAATCGAAAATGCAACAGAGGAGGAGTTAAAAAATGCCACCAAAGAAGAGGTGCCAGAGCCGACCAAGAAGACTACTACGAAGAGAAGAAGAAAGTAGGAAGAGGAGTTTTAAAAATGTTTAAAGGATAGCTTAATGGCTATCCTTTTTTTATAGGTTATATAATATTGCCGATGTTGTTCCATCTCCATTTAAAGACCTAATTTGTGATACTACACCGTTTAAAAAGATAAAACGATAAGTTACACCACTAATTGAAAGAGTTGCGAAAGATTCATTTGGATAAAATGATAACAAATCATTTCCAACAGCTAATAAAAAACTTACAAGAGGTTCCATAAAATTAATATATGATTTTTTTAAAAATAGCTATTTATTATTTAATCATCAAATTAACTATAGTCGAGTTGAATATAAATTTTGGAACAGTTTAATTGCTTTCCTTTATTATAAGGTAGCAAGACAAAAATCACCGACTCTTTTAACCTCGGTATCAATATCTAAAAATAATACCTTGTAAATAACCCCTTCAAATTTTATATACTTTGTAAAATCCTTATCGGTATAATGGTATAATCTTGCGGAATTGATTTGTTCTATATTATCCTTAATTAGAACATCGATAGCATGTTGATTGAAATCAGAGAATCTAAATACTTTAATAATCAAATCTTTATTCTTATCTATTTGGGAGCCAAGGACTTTGTTAGTTATAAATACTTGATAAACATAGTCTCTATGTCTTTTAGAGTATGTTTTACGATTTGGAAACTTATCATACCACTTTTTAAGATTTTCATCGGTAAGAATCTCCTCAATTACTCCATCTCTTTCTTTTCCTAAAGGTACTTCTTTCATGGTTAATAGGTGTTTTGTTGTTATTTAATAAACATACGGCTTTATTATTTCATTATCAAGTTACATACAAACCAATCCAATATTTATTCATGGAGATGCCTATATAGTAAATGGCATGTAATAGGATATGCGAGGTAAGCAACCCCAAAAAGCAAACGAAACAAGTATAAAAAAAGGTGAGGTTAGAAACCCTAATGGACGTCCAAAAGGGAGCGAAAACAAACGAACTAAAGAAGTTAGAGAAGCATACGAAGAGATAATGCAACTACTTGAAAAGCGTATGATGGACGGTGACGATGTGATTAAATCCCTTTCACCATCTAAAGCAAGTGAATTATATTGGAATCTTTTAGGTTATAAAAAGCCCAAATTATCAGCGAATAAAATCGAGCAAGAAACAAACGTTAAAGGTGACGTTAAAATAAATATTTCATTTGGAGACCTCATAAATTCCTCTACTGAGGAGGAGAACGAGGACAATAATAATGAATGAGGAATTTAATATTAAACTCCCAATTCCTCATCAAAAGCAAAAAGAAATATTAAATGCCTACTTCAACAGCGGAGTTAAAAACATAACCGTTAATGCAGGACGTAGGGGTGGGAAGAGTACAATAATGTCTATCATAGGAATTGTTGAAGCCTGCAACGGAAAGCAAATAGCTTATATATGTCCACAATATTCACAAGCTAAATTTTTCTTCAATGAAATATTAAAGCTATTACCCCTTAACGTAGCCGAAAGCAATAAATCAGATTTAGAAATATCATTCATTACAGGCGGTCAAATCAAATTCTATTCGGGAAATGGCGATAGTCTGGACGGTACTATCAGGGGACGTAATTATGATTTGGTCATTATTGATGAAAGTGCATTTATTGCGAATCTTCAAGAAAAGCTTGATGGTGCAATTGGTGCGACACTAACCGATAGAGATGGACGATTGTTGATGATTTCAACGCCTTATGGTAAAAACTACTGGTTTGAACTTTGTCAAAAAAATGATGGTGTACTATGGTCGCATTTTCATTACACCACATACGATAATCCCTACATTAAAAAAGAAGTAATTGATAGGTTTCGACAACAATTATCAAAGGCACAATTCAATCAAGAATATTTAGCGATTGCAGGAGAGAATGCAAGTGCCATTGTTGATAGCGATGTCATAGAAAGAAATACGATAACGGAATTATCCACCCTTCCAACAGTGGTATATGGGATTGATATTGCAACCTCTCCTAATGGTGACTACACAAGTATAACAGGCTTAGATAGTAATGGACACATGACCGAGCATCAACACTATAGGGGGTTTGATTCTAATCTATTAGAGGGGATTATAAGGAATTTACCGAGCGGAGTTATAAAGGCAATTGATAAAACAGGCTTAGGTGATGGTTTATTTTATCGCCTGCAAATGGTAGCGCAAAATGTAATAGGTGTACATTTCGATTCATCAACCAAGCTAAATTTAATTACGGAATTAAGGGTGTCTTTGAACACTGATAAACTTAAATTCAATGAACTAACCGCAAAGGAGTTAAGTACATACATTGCAACACTTAATCCCAAAACACATAATATTAGCTTCAATTCAATATCGGGGTGTTTTGATGACACCGTAATTTCTTTATCCTTAGCCAATTTCTATTTAGATGAAGGTAAAGCCATGCACGATTCTAACGGCAATCCCCTTGCTAAATACGGTTGGTAAATAACCAATATTTATTGGAAATATTAAGAATGACAAAAGAAGAATTATTAAATAAACTCCCCTCAAAATGGGCTGATATCACATTAAAGCAGTATATAACATTCAGGAATTTGATAGACAAATTAGGCGGTGTAGAGGAGTTCGAAAAGGTGTATAGGAATATTCTCGACATATATTTTTATGTCTTTACAGGGGTTAATATTATCGATGTGGAGGGATTCAAGGAGATGGATTATTTCAAAGTTGCTGAACGTTTTAATCAGTTCGAGAATGACGAATCTAATACAACAGCAGATATTGATGAAAGCCTAGTTAAGGGATTTGATGAAATAGTCTTTGAAGACCTTTTAAAATATATGAACCTGCAGGAGCAAAATAATATATCCAATTGGGGAGAGATGATAAACATTCTATTGAAAACTCCTATCGATAACATCGAGGACAATATGACAATGGCAGAAGCCAACAGGTTTTTTTTTGTTCTCGAAAAGCAGTTGACCAATTATTTAACAGCTTTGGAAATCTCTTTGATGGAGAAGTTGAAGAAGAAGCACAAAGCGCAATAGAAGCATCACAGCAATATTTAAAGAAGGAGTTTTACAGACGATGGGGGTATTTTGAATTGCTTCATAATGTATGCGAATACTTATTTGTAACGATGCTCGAAGGAATGAAAATGTTTGCGGTCGATGTGTTTGTTTATAGCTCATTGCTGAAAGATAAGGTAAACATATTAAAGAAATAAAGCATGGCGAAGAGTTTAAAACAGGCTAGTAAAAAGGCACAATTCAATAACCTAATTGATAATCTTGTTGCAACCGTGGGAGAAGATAAGGGGGCGTTTTCATTTAATATGAATGTGTTAGAGGAGATAGTTGCGGAGTTTATAGAGCGTGTTAAAACAGAAATAAATAGTATTAGTGATTTCTTGGTTACAGGCTCTATTGAAGAGCTTTCAATCAAAGTTAATAATATGAATGAGGTTGAAATATTAGGATTAGAACATATAATATACCAATCACGAGGAGTTAACGGAGTTGAGCAAAACAATGGTAGTGTACATTCATACGGACAGTATAAACCCCCTGTTGCACCGATTTTAGAATGGATAGAAAACCGTCAACTAATATCAGCCAATAACGGAAATTTTTTTAAATCAGCTGTTTTCGATGATATGACAGATACGGAGAAGAAAACCCAATTGGCATACGCAATACGAAGCAAAATATATAAGAAGGGTTTTCAGGGTAAAGGGTATTGGGATAAAAATGTCGATTGGTTAAAGAACGAACTCAACACACGCATTCAGGCAAATTTGTCTTCACAAGTACGTTACCGCATATTTAACAAGTATGGCGACAATATTCAAAAGAAACAATAGTAAATCCCTCTATTATAAAATTTATAATGTAATGAGGAATTTTAAAAATTATAATAAATGGCAATAATAATAACAGGGCAACCAAACAATATAAATCCAAGTGGCAATACAAATAAATGGGAATTCAGTTCTGATAGTTCACAATTAATCTATTGCATAGTTGAGGTGAAGGAACCTATTACAGGTAAAATAATAGCGAAAAAGAAAGTGTTTCCAAAGCCATTAGCGACTGCATTAGCGGTTGATTTATATAGCGTTTTAACCAATGTCGTAGAATCGAAATTGAATAATTCTAATGACGTAGTAACCACTAGTAATTTGTATGCTTATGAATTGACGATAACAGAATATCTAATTAATTCAACAACAGGATTGGTAACGGTTGGTAGTAACATATCAACAGGGGTTAAATACGTCTTTGATTGTGAAATGGGATTGATGGACTTTTTAAAGTATCAGCCGAATAAATACAATATCAATACAACATTAAACAAGGCTGTATTTTTAACAAATAAAGCAAACATTAATTATGTGTCATCGGAGCAGAAGGAGTTTTTAAAGATATTCGATACCGCTAAAATCGGTAAGAAAATAAAGGTAACAAAGTACATTAATAACGTGGGTACAGATACCTTTTATGATATTCCAACAACAGGAAATGTTATAAATATAAACGTTTCCCCTTCAATACTTTTCCCTAGTGGAACCGACAACATTGACAGGTATAGGGTTGTGATTGTCGATGGTGACAATATTGAAGTCAGTGATTTTAAGGGATACATAATTAAAAGAGATTGTAATAAAAATGACTTCACCTTAATCTATAAAAATCCTGTAAGCGGTTGGGATACATTCACCTTTAATAATAGGGTTGAGACCTTAACAATCAATAAAACGTACCTAAATAAATCGAGAGCGCAAACAGCAATTAACAGTGTGTTATTTAATGATAAGGAGTTAATCAATGTCGATTCGAAGTATAGTTATAATGCATATAGTGATGTGTTAAGCGACCATGATGCAAGTTTAATAAAGGAGTTGCTAATAGCAAACAAAGTCTATATTCAAATTGAAGAGTATTTTGTAGAAATAGCTATAGATGTGAAAACCTACAAGGTATTACAGCAACGCAACAACGGATTTAAAAGAAGTCGATTAACTATTGATTTTAGTGTTGCATTCAGTATTGATTTATTCAAGCAAATACTAATAGCTAACAGAGATGAGAATCCCCAAATCAACTATATACTAAGCAATTTTTGGAGTTTGGTTGAAAATGATAAGGGTATAGAAATAATTTAACAAATGGCAATTCAATATAATTTAATCGGGGCTATAACACCAAACTCCGCAACAATAACAAGCAAGTACGATTACCCAGCTCCGACACCTAACAGTACCGAGTTAAAGATTTTAAGAATTAGATACCATTCGACTTTGGGGATGCAGGTATATGTAAATGGAAAACTTGAAGCAACAGATAACAGTAAGACAGGGAATTTTGCGTACATTGAGAATTTAATGATAGGTTCAGATGCCGATGAAGTTGCTTATTTCAAAGGATACATTTGTGAAATAGCTTTCATTAATGATTTTGGAACTCCAAACACAGCAACGAATAATAACATCATAGAACAAGAAAGATGGTTAGCGGATAAGTGGTTAACTACAGGAACCGTGCTAGATGATGGATACGTTGTAAAGGCAAGTGAAAGCGGTTCTTTTCCCATGATTCCGATGCCTGACCGTATCCAATGGCTTCAAATGAATGAGACTACAATGGTTAACAATGGTAGTGGAAAGTGTAGTAAATGGGATGATTTCGTAGGGTTTGGAGGGGTTTTAAAACACGGTATTCCAACAACTGGTGCATTGCCTGCAACTATAGCAACGAATAAATTCAAAGGTAAGAATGCACTTTATTTTGATGGAACAAATAATTATAAAGTTGCAGGTCTAAAACAGACTGGAGACCCGGACTTTTTTACTTTTTTCATGGTCTTTGCCTTCGATAACACGACAGGTGACCAGACGGTTATAGGTGCTATTAATGATGGTGGTACGGTTTATAACAATGCTATAAGAATCAAAAAATATAGTGGTGAACCCAATTTAGCTGTCAGAATCAATACAGCAGGCTTTAACGAGGTGCAAGTTCCTTTTAGCGATGTGTATAGTATCAGTTATCCGCCTAATGTTGTATTGGGAAATACTCGTTTAAAGTACTCTAAAAACTCCTCATTTGCCTATTCAAGTTACACATCATTATTGCCACACAATTCAAGCAATAATGGAGTTACTAAGCATACATTAACAGGTCTTAATTCCAATACTCAATATTACGTCAAAATGGAAACAGACGGAGTTGAGCAACCCGAAGTATTGAAGTTTAAAACATTTCCATTGGTAGGAACTCCAACAAATTTTAAATTCGTGGCAGGCTCATGTAATTACACAGGTAGTAATGCCGAAACATTCGAAGAGATTCGAAACGAAGAGCCATTATTTTGGTCACACCTTGGTGATTGGCATTATGAGGATATTACAACAAACGATTCTCAATTATTCCGCAATGCCTATAATACAACAGCAAGGCAGGCGAGGGTAAGGGATTTGAATAGGAATGTACCACTTATGTATATGTGGGACGACCACGATTACGGCGATAATAATTCGGACAAAAATTCCCCTTCAAAGGTAGCTTCAACCAATTTTTATTTGGAAAATATCCCACATTATCCGTTTCTGAACGATGCTAATTCAAGCCCCTTAACCGATTCGCTTGGTCAATCTTGGATAGTAGGACGAGTATTATTTATACTCACTGATTTACGGTCTCAAAGGGATAACTTTTTGATTGACGATTACGACCTGAATAAAAAAATGTTAGGCGATGCGCAAAAAGCTTGGTTCAAATCAACATTATTATCAGCCAAAAACAATGATGATATTGCTTTGATTTGTTGGTTAAATCCTGGTTCATGGACAGGTGAAGACCTCAATGGTTATTCGTGGGATTATGGTTCGAGCGGTGAACATTGGACAGCTTATAAAGCAGAGCGTACAGAGTTATGGCAGTGGATGAACTCCAATAATATTACCAACATGTTTATTGTTAACGGTGATACCCATCAACAGGCCATAGATGATGGGAGAAACGCAATATTTGATACTACTTCACCGACTTTATTAGATTGGAAGACCTTTCCCGAAAATAGGTTAACTCCATGTATCGAAGCTTCACCATTTCATAAAGATGTTGACAGAGGTAGCGGACCATTTCAAATTAATGACATTGGCGATTCAGGTTCAGTTGCTGTACTTAGTGAAAAAACATATACTACTTTTGAAATTGAAGATAACGGTACAGAATGGATTAAAGTCATTGTTAAGCAATATGCTTTGCCCGATGGAATAGTATATTACACCGAAAAAACATTAGTGAATAAATTTGAATTTGTCAGACAATGTAAAGGAACAAAAGCACCGAAACCTGAAATCAATAATGAGTCAGGAGTACAAAAATTAGAAGGTAAAATAAAAACCAACTTAACACTCAATAAGAAAGCAGCAGCCATTACTTTTTTATCTCCTGTAAGTTTCCAAAACAATTGGAAAGCACCAATAACAGGTAAAATAAACGGTACGAAAACGGATAGATTAGTAAGAGTATACAGACGAAGTGATGAAGATTATTTAGTGGGTGAATGTCCTGTTAACGGTACTACAGGGGAGTTTACATTTAATGGTAATAAAGGAATTTCAACGCTTGTATTCAAGATTTATAATTCCTCAACCAACACCTTAATTGAAGAGGTAATAAACGATGGTGTCAATGGCGAAACTTATAGCGATATAGAAGCTAAGCTATATATCACGTCTGATATTGATTATTACCAAAGAGCCACAACGATTGGAGTAACTAGCGGTTATTCATTCGAAGTCAGCACAACCGATGAGGACAAAATTTATAAAGTCAAAATCATCAACAAAACTACCAATGAGGTCTTAGCAGAGACACCCGTTAAAGGATGGCTACCACGTTCGTACACACTTGAAAAAGATGACCCTGCTTATATCACACCGTTCGCTAGCAAAAGCTATCTATACGATGCAGGATTGTCTTTAATATCATTGGCAGGAGTTGGAAATAGCGAGGGAGCAAAGAGAACTGCAAAAGGGATTGTAAAAAGTCAATTGACTAATGGAGCATTTCCATTTTCAACGAACCACATTAACCCAATTGGTGCAGATGCATATTTGAGGTCGGGGGCAATTTGTTGGGTTGCTTATGCGTTGGGTTACTATTTAGAGATGTATCCAACATCATCAATTAAAGAAGATGTAAAGCAGTGCCTAATAAAAGCGTTGGAATACTTGAAAACACTTCAAGACAATACCAAAGGCGGGCTTATCAAAGGTGGCTCAGGACGATATACAACAAGCGGAGGAATTGAGACATTCGACCCGACTTATATCATTCCTTGGATATCTACAGAACATAATATTGATGCTTACTTTGCATTTAAGCAGGCAGGAAATGTATTAGATAATACAAGTTATTCAACTATTGCAACTACCATAGGTAACTCAATAATAACACGATTGTACAATTCCACAGAAAACCGAATGTATCAAGGTATCAATGCCGATGGAACACCCGATACAGCGGACGCATTAGACATAAATTCTTGGGGTGCTATCGCTATGGTTGCTCTAAGTCAAAGAGAATATGCGGTTAAACTCCTAGAAAGAGCCGAACGGTATTATTCAACTGTTGACGAAGAAACAGGTGCTTTAGGCTACAAGCCGTATTCAGCGGAATTAGGTTATCCGAATGCAAAAAATACTGTATGGTTTGAAGGTAGTTTTGGGGTGGCATTAGCTTATTACAAAATAGGTAACGTTGAAAAATATAATCAATTATTGGATGGTCTTTATAGGTTTAAAGAAGATGATGGAGCATTTCGATATGCAACGTTACGTGATGCGACTTATGAAATTACCAACAATAAAGCTATTGCATCAACAGCATGGTTTGTTTTAGCGAATAGTTTAGCAAACAACGTTTGGAAATAGAGATTTTCCAAGTTTTGGACATAATTTGTATATTTAAGTTCTTTCATAAAAATTGAAATTTTTAGCCCTTCGTAGTTTTCGGGATGCGAGGGGTTTTTTGTTTTAAAATTTTCAAAACTTTATTGGGTGGTATATTGTTATCAAACAGTTTTTCATAGGTAGTAAACGCTCGATAGACTCCCAATCTATGAGCGTTTTTTATTTATGGATTTAAGCCACGGAAATTGGTTGTTCTCTATCATTTCAATGACAATATTCAAGTCAGCAGCCGTAAACCATTGAGCGCTAAATTTAAGCGTTAGATTATTTACCCAACCTTGATTTTCACAGTAGTGTATATTTCCCATGTCGCTATTATTTACCATAAAACTATAAGCATATTTTTGCCCTGTATAATTGAGGTCTGCCACTGTAATTACTTCTCTTTTTTCTCCGTGGTAAGCAAGGCAAACCATTTTAGTCTCATATTTATGTATTAAAGCGTCAATGATTATATTCTCTAATTCCTTGCTTAAATTCCCCTCTTCCAACCGCCACAGATGATATTGTTGTTTGAATAGGAATTTTGCATTATTCTTACCATATACGTAATAATCAATTGTTGTTTTCCCTTCATCAATAACCTCAACCATTACCTTGTACCGCTTGTTCTTGTATACAAAATCCAAATTCTCCATGTAGCAAAATTATAAATGGATTTCTGTATTTGCTAATTATTTTAGTATTTTTGGTTGAAATATAAATGATATGGATTTGAAAAGATATAAGGAAGAATTGGGAGAATTTGGACAGGCTTTGGTATTGAAAAATGAAGCAGTACGGACGCAAGAATTTAGAAAATATGAGCAATTTTTATTGGAACATTTTCCTGATTCAGTTAAAGAGGATTTGGAAAAAGCTAAGAAAATGAAGGTTCTAAAATTCACTAAAGACCAATTAAGGAGTTGGATTGAAGCAACTAAGGTCAATATGTTAGAATCTGATTTGTATGCTTTTGACTATGGTAGTATTGTAACTGGTCACATTGTGTCAGGTGAAGCATTGCGCCTATATTCAAACGACTCATTGGAAGACATTATTTGTACACAAGTGTTACCGACCGATTTCCTAAATATGACCAACCATGAAGAGTATTTTGTCAACATAAGAGTCCGAACCTAGACTTTATAAAAAGTTTCTTTATTATATTGGGGAGTTTCTGAAATTAAATAGTATGTCTCAGGAATCATTGTGATAGAATTGTGCGATTTGTTATATACAATTGTTTTAATTCCCATGTCAATTTTCTTTTCATCATTAGAAGAAAAGGATAATGTACCAAAAAGAGTTGTATCCATTCTAATTATACCTTGCCAACTGCCAGTTTGATATTTGACTTCAATTTCTAATAAATTTTCTTCTTTATAGACGATTCTCGCAATAGATTTTTCAATCTTATCGTCTTTGCCATCATAAGATTTAAAATTTCCAACCATATGACTATAAGTGTTTTTCAATTTCTTGTTCCTTTGCGACGTTTTATATTCATCATATAGAACCGCTACTATGAAACCTATTGCAGCACCAAGAATAAGTTCAATCCAATTAATATCACACATAAAATTCATTTTCACTAAAATATGAAAAAAGAAGATATTTAAGATATAAGAATATTGCCCACACCATCAAGCCAATATTTATTGGAAAAAATGGTTAAAAAATACAATCTATTCATAATGTCGGACGACGATAGCGAAGTTTTTGAGCTTGACATTGATTCGTTCGACACCTCAACTATTTTTGCAGTTGAAAACCTTCAAGACATAACAAAGCGGAATGATACAATTAGCTACGATATAAAGTTATTGCGTACTAAAGCGAACAATATTGCTTTGGGTAATCTATTCGATATTTCAACATTTTCATCACCGCAATACGGTCAACAGTTAGGTCACAATTACACACCTAATCAATTAGTCAATTGTCAACTTTATGAAGACAATACCCAACTCCTTAAAGGCAAATTGCAGATTGTTGATTTTGATAAATTATCATACAATGCAGTTATTACAGGCGAGGTTGTTAGCTTCATGGCTAACATCAAAGACCGTTACTTACATGAACTTGATAGCTTATCGGAAACAGTACAATTTAACTACACTTACATTACTCCAACGTGGTCATCATTTTCAGGTAGCTACCTTTTTCCAATGGTTGATTATGGTGTCGATTATCGTACAGGTAATTATGACCCCTATGATAATAATTTTGACATCAACAATTTACGTCCTGCATTTTATTTGAAATCCTATTTGAATGCTATTTTTAAGGGGTTTCGATTTGACGATGGTAAGCAGATTTACACCCAAAAAAAGGAAGATAACACGCTATTGAATAATAATACGGTCGAATTATCAAAGATTGATAATCTCATCAATAAAATATTTATTCCCAACAATTTTGAAAACTTTACTCGTAGTGAAGATGGTATAATAACAAAGATTTTAATGTCTACACCTGCACAAGCAGGAGACAATTTAAACCTGCAAACAATCAATGGTGTTGCAAGTCAATTTAATTCGAGTGTTGATGATTTTTGGACAGTAGGAACAAAGACAAATTTCAAATTATGGGAATCTAGCGGAGGGGGCGGAGTAACACAACTTTCAATGCCAACACTAAAACCAAACGATAAGTATATAAATTGTACACTCTATTTGCGTTTTAGGTTAGTTATGCCGAAAGGTACTACAGGCACATGGATGGTTGGGCTTGCTGATGTAGCAGGAGCGAACAAGCTAGAGCAGGGGCAATTGAAACATTATACAAAGGTGCAAAAAACAGATATTAATGTAAGTCAGGAATTCAATATGGAATTTGATTTGCAAGTGGATAGCCTGCAAGGTGAATTTGCTTTTGTATTTTTTCGGGAGGACCAGACGGCAGCCAATTCAAAAAATGAAACAGGAATTGAGTTTGATAATATAGCCATTCAAGTAGGTAAACCAAATACAACAACTGAAATAAGTGTTGATTATAATGACACTATTGACGTATATAACTACATTCCAAAGGATGTTAAGATTGTGGATTTTCTAAAGTCGATTATGCAAATGTTCAACCTTTATCTTTATCAAGATAAGGATATTCCCAATAGATTTGTCTTAGATACGTATAACAATTTCTATCAGAATATTATCACTTTAAACCCCTCAAATGCTGTAGACTGGAGCAAAAAAATTGAGTGGAGCAAAGCTAAATTTAAAACCAATATTAATCTTCCAAAAAGCTATTCATTCAAGTTCACAGAGGATGGAGACATGATGAATAACTATTATCAGGAAACCTATAAATCAAATTTTGGCGACTATTTAGTACTAAATGAAAACGGAACAGAAGACGATAATAGTGTAGAATTAATATTTGCACCAACGCAAAACTTATCGCATTCTAAAGACCTTAAAAACTTACCTATATTATATGAAAGTGATTCATTAATGGGTGACAAAAAGCCTTTTAAATCTAACATTCGGATTTTGTACAACAATGGATTAAAACCTGTTTCCCCTTCGTATGAAATAAAAAATGGTGACACATTAATAGGCTATCGACCAAATTACAATTACTGTAGTATGTTCAAATGGAGTGCGTCCGATACGTTTGAAAGTATGCTACTTTTTGATGTTCCTTTCAATTTGATGACCTATGACTTTACGGCAATTAGTAAATCAAAATCATTATTCAATCTGTACTACACCAATAGGATAAAGGAGTTGACAGATAATAATTTGACCATTTTGGAAGTTGAAATTTTTCTAACGAAAGAAGATATTGAAGAGTTGGATTTTACTAAGCCAATCTATGTGGAGAATGAGGACGGTAATACATACTTTAAGCTTCTAGAGGTAAATTATAACAACAATACATTATTGTCAAAGTGCAAATTGCAGAAGATTACGATTTAATATATATTTATATAATGAAAAGAGCTATATTATTACTGTTGGTTATTTTTGGGCTGACTTCAACCATATTATCAAGTTGTGGAGGGGATAAATACCAATATGAACATACAATTAAAAAGGGCATTTCTAAAATGGAATTTATAACAAATCTTAGAGGTGCATATAAAGAGATTTACGGTGAAGAATTGTATTATCAACTAAAAATGCTTAATCGCGATGATACATATAGAATAATATTAGAGCCTGATATAGGGGTTATTGATTTTAATTTTAGTAACGGTCAACTAATTAGTTACGCTATAGTTATAAACAAAAATAAGAAGCTTGATTGGATGTTTAAAATAATTAAAGGGGTCGAAGCAGTCAAAGCAGAATATTAATACTTAACACCCACATATATCTACCAGAGTATGTATAGGCTCCCTGATCGGGGAGCCTTTTTTGTTACCCACCCTTTGCTATTGAGCCAATATTTATTGAAAAAAATATATGGCTATTAAAGGCAACAACAATAAAGAAGAAATATTACTAGGCGTGTCGGTCGACGTAGCAGAAGCGGAAAAGAAAGTTCAAGAACTTGAAAAAAAGCTTGATGCTCTTCAAGAAGTGAAATTAAAAGTTTCAGGCGATGCACTTGCTCAGGTCAATATGGAGATAGAGCAAACGACCAAAGCGATTAAAGACCTCAATGAAACAATTATCAATCCCTCTTCCAATGTTGAAGAAGTTAAAAATATTGGTAAAGTAGTTGAAGATTTAAATGAGACAATCGACGATGTAAATAAAAATAAGCTAAAGCCCAAATCAGATAATAAAGACCTAAAAAATACTATCCTTTCACTTGATGAAATGGATGATTTATTGAAGAAACTTAGAGATGAACAACGCACAACTAAAGACCCTTTACGTTTACAGCAGTTAGCTAATGAAGCTAAGAGCCTAACCTTGCAAATTACCGCAATGGAGGATGGATATAAGGACGTTACAGCAACCATCTCTATGTTAGAGGATAAGTTATATTCACTATCAGTGAGTAACCAACAAAATAGTGAAGAGTTCGCCACAATTTTAAATCAGTTAACAAGATATAAGCAGGCAGTTATTGAAGTTGATAAGACCGTTGACACCTTAAGCGTAGATAAATGGACAAGATTTGTCGAGGTTGGAGAATCAATGACTGGAATTTTTGGAGCTGTTACCGCTTCAATGCAATTAATGGGCATTGAGAGTAAAACAGCAGAAGAGAACATTGCAAAGTTGATGCAACTGCAAAGTATAATGCAAGGGTTACAATCCCTTAATCAATTCCGTAAGCAATGGGTAACATTAATTTCATCATTTAAATCCGCAAAAGAAGCGACCGATACAATTAACAATATAGCCGATGCGACGGAAACGGCAAGTGATGCAACAGGAACATTAACGACAGCAACGCAAGGGGCTACAACAGCAACAGAGGGCTTTGGTCTAGCCTTTAAATCAATTGGAATCGGCTTAGCCGTGGCAGCACTAACTTATTTAATCGCAAATTTTGATAAGCTTAAAGAAGTTGTTTTTAACCTCGTTCCTGGGCTTAAAGATGTAGCTGAATTCATTGGTAATATTATCCAAAAAGTAACGGACTTTATCGGGATTACCTCAGAAGCTGAAAGGCAATTGGAACGCTTGAAAAAGCTAAATGAAGGTATTGTAACGGGGATTGATAGCCAAATCGAAATGCTATCAGCAATGGGTGATAAAGAGAAAGAAATCTATGAATTAAGTCTAAAACGCAACTCACTAAAAAGACAAAGTTTAATTGAGACGGCTAAAGTTAATAAACAATTAAATGAAGAAGAGCAAAAGCAATTAATTGATTTAAATACGGAGCGAAACGTATTGATATTAAGCGAGCGTAAAAGGATAAATGACCTTGCAAAAGAGCGAGCAGATAAGGCAAAACAAGAATATGATACTTTGCTTAATCAACTTAAAGGCTATCTAAAAGAAGCTGAAAAAATAACTTATTCTGCTAACCATAATAGCAGACAAACCGATTTAAAAAATTTATCCGACAAATACAAAGAACAGATTGCAGTAGCTCGAAAACTAAACCAAGATATTTCCAAGCTTGAAGAAGCGGAACGAATAGAACGCAATATTGTCAACAAAAAATATGATGACGAATATTTTAATTACATCAAAGGGAATAGCCGTCAATTTCTCGATGACTTTTCACGAGAATATTTAGAAACAATAGAATCTTATACCAAGCAAAAAGAAAATGCAACAGCATCCCAAAAAGCTGACTTGGATGTTAGATTGAGTAATCAATTAACATATTTATCACAGTTAAAACAATTATCAATTGCTCAAAAGGAAGCGGAGAGGGATTTAAATTCCGCATCAACCAAAAATGAAATAGACGAAGATGATAGCTTTAAAATCCAAAAACAAAAGCTTGATGCTCAATTGCAAGCAACAAAGGACTATGAAGACACCTTATTGCTTATAACAACAGAGTCTAAAAATCTTGAAAATAGCGAGATTCAAAGGTTATATGAAGAAGGTCAATTGAGGTTAAAGGAATTAATGGCAGACCCTGCAATCAATGCGAATGAAATAACCAATGTGCAGGCCGAATTGAATGCAAAATTGGGTGCTATTGAAGCAAATAATAAGGACATTGAGGATGCTACAGTTAAGCATAATGATAACATTCAAAAAGCGGAGAAAGCTAATAATAAGGCAAAGAAAAAGCTATTGGATGAACAAACAAAAGCTAAGCTTGATAACCTGTCAGTTATTGCAGGAGCAACCGACCAAGCACAACAATTATTAGGTGAGTCAACCGTTGCAGGCAAGGTCGCTGGCATCGCAACTGCAACTATAGATACGTATGTTTCAGGGGTTAAGGCAATGAAAGAGGTGCCTTATCCTTTCAACTTTGTAGCATTAGCGACTACAATTGCATCGGGTTTAGCCACGGTTAAAAAAATCATGTCCGTTAAAGTCGATGGTGATACATCGGGCGGAGCAGGAGCAGATGCAAGCAGTGTATTAGGTTCAACAATGCAAGCACCGGTGATTAATTCGACCGTGTTAAAAACGGCTGAAAATGGAACCGACAAATTAAGTGATGTTATTAGCCAAAGCAACGAAAATCAAGTTGTCAAAGCTTATATTACTAATTCTGATATTGAAACCAACGAACAAAAGAATCAATTCATTAAACGAACATCAAGCTATTAGTTTTTAGCCCCTCTTAATGAGGGGTTTTTTATTTGTCATCCAATATTTATTGGAAAAAAATATGGATAGAAAACTATATGAGCTAAAAATCAACCCATCAATTGGAATGGACGTTAACGTGATTAGTATCGTTGATTCCCCCGCTGTTGAGAGTTCATTTTTAGCGTTCTCAAAACAGGAAAAGAAAGAAACTTTTGCAGTCGCCAATGAGGACAGAATGGAATTAATCGGTGTTGCAATGATTCCTGATAAGATAATTCCAAGATACGATGATGCCACCAAAGAAGAATATGATGTGTTTTTCTCAAAGGACACAATTAGGACTATAGCGCAAAACTATTTTTATTCGGGCTATCAACATTCAATCAATCTTCAACACTCAGACACTTTTGTGAATGCACATGTGTGGCAAAGTTATATTGTTGATTCTGCTATGGGTTTAACTGCTCCAAACGGAATTAACGCAGTTGATGGTACTTGGATAGTTGGTGTACAACTTGATAAAAACGATACAGGTTCCCAAAAACTTTGGAAATTTATCAAAGATGGAACATATACAGGATTCAGTGTAGAGGGGTATTTTATCAACCAATTAACACAAAATTTCAACTCCCAAATCACACTTGAACAAGAAATTGACAATGCTTTAAAGTCTCTAAATACCAAAAAATAACAAGCCAATATTTATTGGAAAGAAAGACAAAAATGAATATAAAATCATTTAAAGAAATTAAAGCAAAATACGATTCTCTAGTATCTAAGTTTTCTTTCAAGTCAGATTCTGTTGGTGAAACGGTATATGAGTATACGGCAAATGAGGTCGGTGAAGAGGTATATGTAAGTACATCAACAGGTAGTGAGTTAGCTCCTGATGGCAAAGTTGAATTACCTAATGGCGATAGCTTTATCGTAACAGATGGTAAAATTGCTGAAGTGTTAACCGTGGCTAATGACGTTGATGAAGAGGAATTGACTGCTGAAGATGATAAGACTGAAGAAGAAACAATTGATTTAGTTATCGAAAACGTTGACGAGGAAGAAAAGGATAAAGAAAAATTATCCGACGAACCAACAGCCGATAACAAAGAAGTTGAAGAATTAAAAGCTGAAATCGAAGCTTTAAAAGCTACAATCAAAGAATTAAAAGGGGAATTTTCTAAAGAAATCGATACCAAAATCGAAGAATTTAAAGCAATCCTAAAAAATACGCCTGCTAGTTTTTCCAAACAAAACACGATAGCAGAAGACGTAAAAGAAGACAAATGGGCAACACTTGCTAAAAAGCTTGCCTAACCAATTAAAAATAGAAAATATATAATGAGTTATAATGTAACTAGTTTACCTGCATATACTTCCGAACAGTCAAGAAAGTTTATGCTTAAATCCATCTTAGGTGGAAAAACAATTGAATTTTTAACTGAAAAAGGTTCTTTTGACCCTACAGCAATGGGTAATACAGCTATTCAATTACTTGAGAGCGATATTATTTGGCAGGATGGCTCGGTGTGCCGTCTAAGTGACCTCGGTAGTGTGGCATTAGCGCAAAATGTATTGGTAGTTCAACCAATCGCAATGAAGTTTCCTTTGTGCGCACGCACACTAGTAAAAACATACGCTGTAGAAGACTTAAAAGCAAAACAACGTGGTGAAAATGGCTTTGACGATGCTTTATTTATCGAGCATATCGGTGACGATGTTGCAAGTAAAAATCAAGCTGAAATTGAAAAATTAGTATGGCAAGGCGATAAAACTAAGACAGGTAACATGAAGTTTATTGACGGTTTCTTAAAGCAATTAGCAACAGGGACATTTGATTTATCAGCGGTTACAGGTGCAGATATTATCGCAGAATTACAAAATGCTTATTTGGCAATGCCTATTGAGGTAAGAGACCAAGAGGATTTCAGAATCTTTTTAGGAAAAGAGGTGTACGATAAATATAAAGCTGTATTAGCAGGTAAGAACATTTACCAAGCCGTTGATGATAACACATTGTTTGGTACCACTGCTATTTTCCAAATCGCAAATGGTTTGAATGGAACTAATAAAGTTGTTTTTGGTCGTGCGAGAAATTTCCAAACAGGAGGTGATTTAAAAACTACAGAACTTGAACATTGGTATTCGAAAGATGACGATGAAGTAAAAGTACAAGCTCGTTTTTCACTAGGTGCAACAGCAATCTACAAGCAAGAAATTGGAGTTTTAGACGTAGCATAAGCTACTTAAAAATTGAAATATAAGGGTGGTGCAATAACAACACCATCCTTTTTTATATATAAAAATATTAAAAATATGGCAAATTGCGGAAGCTCATTAATTGGATACGTAAAACAATGTGGTGAGAAGCTTATTGGCGGAACGAAAAACATTTATATGATTGCGTTTTCTAACTTAAAAAATATTGAAAGCTCAACGTCTGTCTACTCAATGACGGCAGGTAAAGTGAGCGAAGTAGGTTTAGAAGCATCGAAGAAATTCGTGAAAATCGAAGTTGAGAATAAACAAAATAACGTAACCGATACAATTACAGTCGGTGATAATGGAATTATAAGCGGTACGTTCGCATATACTGCACAAATGGTTGGTTATAGTGCAGAAGCGAATCAATTTGTTACTTCCTTGCTTGGTCAAGCTGTTGTAATCATCATTGAATTAGCTAATGGTTCATATATAATCGGTGGATTGGACGGAACCGTCCAATTGAAAGAATCAGTAGGAACTATTTCAGCAACAGATTTAAATCGAACATTATCATTCAATGGTGAAATCTATGCACCAACACCAGAGTTGGACAAAACAATCTTATCGACTCTTATCTAATACCCAAATTAGATTATAAAATTTAAAATTTTCATTACTTAATTATTATTCGAGGGGGCTTATTCAAGTCCCCTTTTTTATTGAGCCAATATTTATTCAAAAAGAAGATGATTATAGATAAAAAACTCTTTTCAAATTCCTTGTTTTTCAATGTCGCACCATACATAATAGTTGGTGAAGTCACATTGAAGCTAACCAAAGAAGCATCGAATAAGGAATCATCATTTACAATTATTCCAACCAAAATAACGGAGCGATTTATTGAAGTGAAAGAGGAATTTGGAGGAATTGAAGAAGGAAAATATAGGTATCAACTAATCTATAATGATAGCGTGGTTGATAGTGGATTCATCCGAGTCATCGGAGAAAACCAACAGGTTGCTATTGAGCGACCAACAGCAGTAAAAAAAGTGATTGATGGACGAAAGAAATAACGATTATAACATTAAAATAGAAAACTTTGCAAGATTTATAACACCATTGCCGACTGAACCAAAGCAAACCAACGCAGATAAGCACGTAAATTGGGGTGAAGATAACTTATACCCTAATTTTTTGATTGATATTGCTGATAAATCATCGTTGCACGGTTCAATTTTGAATAGTAAATCAAATTATGTTTTCGGTGATGGTCTAATTGATAAAAAATCAGGCGAGTTCTTGAACGAAATCCAAGTAAATGAAGATGATTCGTTAAGCGAATTAATCAAAAAATGTATTAATGACTTGGTTTATTTCAATGCTTTTGCGGTGGAAGTAACGTTTAATCAATTGGGGGAGCCGTATAATTATTATCATGTTCCTTTGCATCACGTGCGTTTGAACAATTCAAAAACAACATTTTTTGTTAATAAGGATTGGAAAAATACACCTCGTACAGTATTGAGTTATCCAAAGTATTTTCCAAAGTCGAACGATTCAACAGAACCTAAAATTTTCTATTTCAACTCATACAATGTAAGTGTAAATAATACCTATCCAAGTCAAGATTATAAATGTATCGAGAGTGCAGTAACTGATATGTTGGTAACCACATTGTTTAAAAATAATGTTGCTAATGGCTTTTCTTTGACCAAAGTTATCAAAACCTTTAACGGTCAGGTATCGGAAGACCAACAGCGCATTATCACTAAAAAATTTCGCGACATTTTTTCGGGTGCTGATGGTGAAAATTTGTTAGTTGAATTCAATTCTCCTAATGGCACACCAATGGCAATTGATACTATAGAAGCTGATGATTATGCATCTAAATTAATTGAAGTAATCAAAAAAACGGAACGTAATATTCTATCAGCACATCAAGCAACATCATCAATTTTATTCGGAATTGAGAAAGAGGGGAGCCTGGGCAATGCAACAGAATTAGAAAACGCATATCAGCTTTTCAAAAACAACTACGTAAAGGATAAGCGTATCGAGATAGTGAACGCATTCAATAAACTTTTTCAAGCAGATGACCGATTACCAATAATAGATTTGAAAGATAAAGAAAGACTTTTCAAGCCTGAATTGGACAGCACTACAAAGGAAAAAATAATGACGGTAAACGAACTACGTAGTGAAGCAGGTTTAGACCCTTTGCCTGATGGTGATACGTTACTAACCACAACTCAATCATTTTCCGCTGATAAAAAAAAAGATGATGATGAAATAGAATCTTATTCAGCTACTATTGAAGATTTTGAAAAGGTAAAGCATTTGGGTACGAATAAAGAGGATTTTATTGTCATCGGTAAAGCTAAATTCAGCGGTTGCGGACACTATCATTTTGCATCAAATTATAATTCAATTGAGGAATATCTACTTGATAATAAAATCGAGGGAATGACACTTGATGAAATTGCAATAAAAATCGGAAATGAGTTAAACCAAAATATCACAAAGCAGGAAGTACAGAATGCGATAGAATTACTTAAAAATGCAGGACTAATTAGTGCAAAAACTAATACAGCAAATAATATCATCCATACTGCACCATCGAGCATTGCGAATGCAAATAAGATTGAAGTATACTATGATTATCAAAAAAGAGACGATGCTGACGGTAATAGTATCATTCCAACCACACGTCACTTTTGTGAAGCCGTAGTAAATTCGAACAAATATTATAGTGCTTCGGACATCCAAAAGTTCAGTATTGCGTTCGGATATGATGTAAAAAGTCACTGCGGTGGCTACTGGAAAAATAAGAAGACAGGCGTTGTAAACAAGCATTGCCGACATGAATGGGTACCCGTGAAGGTATTTAAGCCTTAATTATTAACATGGAAAAAGTAAATTTAATATCAATTCAAAGTATAAAAAATAATAGTGTTTTGCCAAAAAACATTGACGAAAATATCATTCAAATAGCATTAAATGAAGCAACCGATTTAGAGCTTGAACCGCTTATTGGTGCTGAATATATTGCATCAATGAGAACCAAGATTGCAGAAGAAACGACAACGGAAACAGATAATTTTGTCTTGGATATAGTAATCGAGCCTTTTCTAATTTACGCTACTATAGCCTATGCAATTGACTATTTGCATCTAAAAATAAACAATAAGGGTATCAATGTTTCAACAGATGCAACATTGTCAGCATTGCCAATTAAAGATAAAGATTCAGCGGTGCAGACCGTAAAACAAAAAATGGATGGGTATAAGTCAAGGTTGATTAAATACTTTGCAACAGACAATGACGATACGACAAATACATCAATAGATGCTGATTCAACATTCAACAGTATGAATATTTATCTTGGTGATAACATTGACTATTCAGCCCAATATTATAAGGAGCGTGCAAGCAAAGTGAACTATTACAGGAGGGGTTACTAATGGTAAGGAATTTAAAGTATATCAAAAATATAATTGAAGAATATTTTGCTCTACATCCGATGGTTAATGATGTTAAATTCGGGGATAGTGATAAGTTATCTACATATAAAAAACTGAAATATCCGTTGTTAAACTTTGAGTATGTAAAATCAAATTTTAATGCAGGTAACGACAATGCAACTATATGGGAATTTGCTATAATGGACTTAAGCGACGAGATTACGGAGTTTGACGTAATTGATGCAACAAATGAAATTGCACAGGATTTTTTAAAATTCCTTGAAAATCACAACGATTTAGAAATTAACGGTAATGTGTCGGTTGTTCCCTTTAGTGACAATTTCGGTGATTTATGTAGCGGTAATGTTTTTACTGTTACATTTTCATCATTCAGAAATAATTGTTTGAATATATTGCCATTATAGACGTTAATATTATTGCTATATTTGCACATTATATTAATCTAAATGGGGACAAGACCACGTAAAACAAATGAAATGATAGGGGAAATCGTTATTGACCCCGAAATGTATATAGCCAATAAAGGTTCAAAAAGCGCAAAAAAGATATTAGATAAAACGCAAGAGGTTCATATTGAAATTTGGTTTGACAGGCATTATTCTGAACGTTATCACCATGGGGAAGACAATGGGGATGTTAGAGAGGGGATTTCGCCAGATGTAATTAAAGAAGTAATAGCAGATTCAATTAGTCATATATTTCACTATTCATTTTGTGTTTCAAGTTTTTCTTTTATTAATAAAGAAGGTGTACATAGAGCAGTGCGTTTTGTTATCAAAGCACAAACAAGTTTTGGAACTTTGAATATTGTGGTTGGATTCTTTCATATTGAAAAAAGTAAGTATGAAGTAACTGTATACACCGCAATGTGTGTTGATGATTTCAGAGTAAGTGATGGACAATTCATAATCGCATTAGATGGAGAATCAAGTACTTTATCTAAAAAAGCTGGACCTGAGTTTAAACATATAGATTCAATATAAAATAATTGTATAAAAAATTTTTTATATTAATTTATGTTTGATATATTTGTACTATCAGAGACAGGGGAAGAAGCTGGACAGCCTTTTAAATGTAGGGCAGGATTCTAAACTGGACAGTCTCAAAGAAATAAAGAAGCCCCTTTCATGGGGCTTTTTTATTATTGGTAGATGTAGGAATTTATGTGTTCTTTTAGTTTATTAAGTGCTTGTCGGTGATTGTCGCTTCGAAGGCCGTCATACCAATAATTGCCGTCTTTTTGTGTTATTGTGAAATGTACCATTTTGACTTTATTGGCACTTAGTTCTTGGATGATATAAGCGATTAAACCTACAACAGCCCCAATTGCAATACCATAGAAAATTCCGAAAAAACTCCCCCCAATAGAACCAACAATTGCACCACTGATACCACCATCGTCATTGACTAAAATATTGTATACGAATATAATTAGACATGCCACTACAGTAGTACCAATAGCGACTTTAGATGAACTGTAATTGTAGGTATATTGCTTGCCTTCTTGCTCGGTCGAGTTCGCTCCACGTATTTCATTAATTCCAATGAAGGCTTCTTGGGAGCCATTTTTGTATAACAATCTTTTATCAGTTAGCTTAAATCTTTCGTGATTAATTTGGATAGTTATTACTTCTTTTTCGTTGTCTAAAAGTTCCATATCATTTGTTACTACAGTTTTCAATTATCTTATCAAATTGGTCTCGAGCTGTTTTTACTTGTTCGTCCGTCCAATTTTTATTAACACCAACTCTTTCAAGGGTTGCCATATTGGATTGTTGAAGTGTTTGACAACGAGCTAGTTGTTCTAAACGACCTGTTTGATTGGCAATGTTGTCCATCTTACGATAACAATCACAGACTTCTTTAGCTAAATCTTGCTGATTGTTTTTTGAACATGATGCAAGTAAAGACACGACTCCAACGAGCGTGTAGGATAATATTTTTCTCTTCATATAAGTTAAATTTTAATTGTAAATGTACGACATGTCGTATATAGTTCAAAATATATTATCCCAATTTTTGTTCTAATGGCAATGAAGAACCCGAGGAACGAAGAATTGATAGTTGCATTTGGACAAAATGTAAGAAAATTCCGTTTGGAAAAAGGGTTGACCATGAATGAATTAGCTTTAGAATGTGATGTTGAATATGGTGCTATCAGCACTATTGAGAGAGGAAAGGTTAATTGTTCAATAAGTACCGCTTTTGCCATTGCCAAAGCCTTAAATACCCCTATTGAGAAGCTTTTAACCATCGAAATAGACTAGTAATTCGCTATTACCCTTCATTAATTTTAAGCCCTTTCTTTATAACGCTAATTAAAGCATTTTAAGGGGTTTTGTGCCTTTATGGATTTATGTTATTAATTGCTGTAAATAATGCCTTATATGGCTTCTTACGTAGTCCGTTTTAGACGGCAATCTCCCTTTTCTTGGTAAAACTAATTTATTTTACTTTTCTCCGTGCTTTTGGCCGTCAGTCCAATATTTATTGGAAAAAATGGAAGATAAAAGACTACAGTGGGCGGACTCCATAACGCTCAATAGAATAGATTTAATGCACCCTTTATTGAGGGAAGAACTAACTAACCAATATCTTGAAATAAATACCAAATTACCTAAAGGTGTACGATTGAGATTTACCCACACATTAAGAACCATGCAAGAACAAAATGCACTTTATGCACAAGGCAGAACAACCAAAGGTAAGATTGTAACCAATGCAAAAGGTGGTACGTCATGGCATAATTACGGTTGTGCATTTGATATTGTAATTCTATATGATAAAGACAGTAATGGAACTTTTGAAACTGCATCATGGGATGAAGACAAGTATTTTATGATGGTTGTCAATTACTTCAAGTCCAAAGGATGGTTTTGGGGTGGAGATTTTCGAAGTTTTAAAGATTCACCACACTTCGAAAAGACTTTTGGATTGACGATTAACCAAGCATTAGCTAAATACAACGCCAATGATATAGTTATCAATAATGGAGTTAAATATATCAAAATAGGGGGTTGAGAATGGATATTTTAAAAATTATAAAAGAGGTCATTAACTCCTTTCTCACATCATCATTTATCAGCAAATTGATATTTTTTATATCTGCTTTCTTTGCCCCTATATACGAGCTGTATATTTTACTTATATTCTTGGTTTCGGTTGATTATCTGATGGATTTAGCTGTATGGTTTTTTAAAGCTGATAAGCAAACAACCAAGGTTTGGGATGTAACCAAGCCTTTCATAATCAAATTGATAATGTATTCCGTGCTAGTAATAACCGTTAACAGCGTTCAAATGCACCTGATTAAAGAAGCTTTTGAGTTGTTTAAAATGGTTATTGCTATTCCAATTATTGCGGAATTACTCGGTATTGTAGCAACGGTTGAAAGATATACAGGAGTGAGGATTGTCGATAAATTAAAGCGGTATTTGGGGAATTGGGTTAAGATTAATGAACCAAATAATTAATTATATAAATACCGTGTTGCTCTCTCTTTTTTCCAATGTCGAGGTAAAGTTATTATAGGAGAAAATAAAGGTTTTTGAATATTGAAATTCAAAGTTGTCGAAGTAAATTAAATCAAACCTAATTAATTCTTCAAAACGATTCATTTTGTCTGTTGATTTCAATAAAGACAAAGTTTGCAATACTTTTTCATCAATTATTGCTAACCTTAATTTTTTGTCTTTCATTATCATTGAAATGTGAGCGATATATTTATCACCGACTGTTTTGTATGATGCTTCAAAGTTATCCACTTTGAATTTTGCAATTGATGATATTTGTATATCTAATGCGTTATTGTCGACTATGGAGAACGTTAAATAATCAAAACTGAAAGGAGTTAAAGGTAAAAGTTGGGGATTTTCAACAGTAATTTCCGCCTTATATCTAGCTCTTATATCAAAAGCTGTTAATCGGTTAATTTTTTCTTGGTCTCTTTGGACAGTCATTTGAGAACGTAATGTTTGATATAAAAATACTGCTGTTACTAGTGTAACAATGACCATTACCCAATCGGAGACAGTGCCATATTCTTCTGGATTGAATTTAAATGGCATCCAAGGGTGGTTACTAGCTATAAGAACAATAAATACAATAAGCGAAATAATAAACAGGCCAACAAGAATAAGAGCTAAATTTTCATTTTTACGTTTAAATCTAGTAAACCAAGAACCTGATTTTTTATCCATGAGAATAGGGGCTAATATTATTTAGCCGTTAAAATACATATTTTGTAAAGAATATTCAATACTACCAAACTCCTTATTTCTAAAATTTGGCTATATGCCTGTTTTTTAGTATATTTGCTTATGGTAATGCCAGTTACTGAAAACAAGACATAAAACAAAACAATGATTTTATTAAAATGTGAATTATAACATAGCCGTGTTGGGGTGCTTGTTATATTTTTATTGTTGTACCCCAATAGTTATGTAATTAAAAATGAATAACAATGAAATCGCTAGGAACTTAGAAGATTTAACAGTTTCTAGACTGACAGCAGTGTCAAAATTGTACAGAGTTGATTGTAGTACCTCTAACATTGTAAGGCTTCATAAAGCTTTAAAGCAAGTTGTAAATGAAGCTAAAAGAACGGAAGTAAAGACAACGGTAGAAGTCGAACATGATGAAGTCATTGACATGTTCAATACTGTTGAGGAGGGAATCAAAGCGTATAAAATAAAATATAGTCGGTCAACATTTCCCAAAGATTTGAATATTTATCAATTGATTGAGGATTTTAGGAAGCTAAGCCCCCCTCAAATTATTCGTGAAGTATTGAAAGGTAAAGAAGATAATAGAACAAATCTAAAAGTAAATTCTAAAACTAGAAAAGGTGAGATTGACTTTGATAAACTTATTGAGAATGAAATGAAATTAGGTTTATTATAA